GCCGTCGATCCGCATGGTTCACCACTAAACGCTTTTCCGCCAGCGGGGCTTTTCAACCGGTTTCCCAGCCCGTCGGGTGGTGGTGAGCAACGTTATTACAATAGGGAACAGTACGAGCGCGTTTACGGACCCATCACCAACGAAGAGTGGCAGCAGTATATGAATGGTCGGAACGACCCTTCACTAGATAAGGGCGATGTGCCGACCAGTCGTTTGGTGTCGCCCGGCTTGTTGCAGATGGTGTCGGATATCCTACCGGGAGGCAGCGCGGGCGGAATTTTCATGCCGAGACTCAATCCTCCGGCCGCAGGGCTTTATCACGCACCATTTGTGTCCGCGATGCCTAGTGGTCTGACACCTGCTGGAATGCGTCGCTTGGGTGGTCAGTATCGTCAGCCATATGGTGAGCCGACTACCACTCTTGGTAAGGAGATTAGGGACAGAAACGCTTTTTGGCCTAAGTCTACCCGTGACAATATGATGATACAATTACCTGAATTTCTTTATTCTACCGAGGCTTTCCGAAGACAGATGATAGACCAAGGCGGTTCGTCATTGGGAGCGCAGTTGCATGGTGGTGGCGTCGTTGGGTCGACGCCGGTTCCACACCGCTGGGTCTCATCCAGTATATTCAAGCACGCGCCGCGCCTTCAGCATGGTCTTGCCGCCGATGAGTACCCTGCTATCCTCCATGCCGGCGAGACGGTGACCCCGGCATCCGGTCGTCCGAGATCGTCGGGATCGCCAACGGTCGTCGTCAACACGCCGCCACAGCAGGCACCCGTTGTGACCGTCAACGTCATCAACAATTCCGGCGCTCAGGTTAATACTAACTCGTCGCAGGAGAACGGCAACGTGCGGCTCGACATCGTACTTGATGAGATGGTCAGTGCGAAAATGCGCGATGGTGGCTCGCGCATCGCACGGACAATGTCGTCGATGGGTGCACGTGGACAACCAGTGAGGCGGTGACAGCATGGCTGAGCTATGGCCCGATACACTGCCGCAGAAGCTGAACACGCAAGGTCACAGCTACAATCTCGGTGACCCCAGTATTCGATCCTCGCCGAGTGTGGGGCCGTCCAAGATACGACCGCGCTCGTCAGCAGTGTCCTCGCCGCTGCAAGGCATGATGTATCTGTCGACGGCGCAGCTGGCCACTTTGAAGACCTTCTACAACATCACCGTGCGCGGGTCCGACGTGTTCATTTTCCCCGACCCGGAAGACCCCGACAACAAGACACTCTTTTGTCGGTTCACTGGCCCGCCGGGTATCTCGGCGACGCAGGCGGCCAATATGTGGGCGGTCGGTTTGCCGATGGAGGTCATCCCGTAAATGTCACGCCCTCTGACTCCAGCGATGATCCTAGCGTTGACCGGTCAGCAGACCGATGAGGTCTTCGTGGTGCTGGTCACCTTCTCATACCCCGCTGTCTCACCCACCACCGTATTGCGCTTTTCGTCCGACCCGACCGTGCGCCATTCGGTGACGCCATTGGTTTACAAGACGGTTTCTAACGGCCTCGATTACTTCTACGTGCCGATGGCGATCACGCTGCCCGGCGACACCATCGATTCGCCTACCAGTGCTCAGCTGAGTGTTTCGAACGTCGGCCTCGAACTGATCAACATCCTGCGCTCGATGAACGTCGGCGACAAACCGGCGTCGGTCGACATGAACCTCGTACTGGCGTCGGACCCGAACACCATCGGCTACAACATCCCGACGATGGACATGGTCCAAGCCGATTGGGACGAGCAGTCAGTCAATCTGACGCTCAACATCGAGGCGCTCGACCGCGAGCCGTTCCCCGCCGGCAATTTCGACCCGAGTTGGTTTCCGGCGCTGTTCTGATGGCTGACCCATTCGACGAGTTCGTCGGCATCCCGTTTCTGGACCGTGGCCGGACGGTCGAGGGTGCCGATTGCTGGGGCCTGTTTCGGCTGGCCCTACTTAAAGTCGCCGGTCTGGAGTTGCCGGCCTACGACGAGCATTATGCGTCGTGCGTCGAACGCCGGGCCAACGCCGACATGATCCAAGGGGTGATAGGAGACTGGCAGGAGGTGCCTGCGGGGGGCGAGGAGCGCTTTGACGCGATCCTGATGAGGGATGGTCGCTTCGACAGCCACATCGCGCTGGTGACGCGCCCCGGGCGTATGCTGCACACGTATCAAGGCGGGCAATCGTGCGTCGACCGCTACCTTAACAGCCCATTCCGCGAGAGGATCGTCCGCTTCTACCGGCACCGCTCGCTGCTCAAGGACGGATAGCTTTGGTCTCGACCGAACTCTTCATCCCACCTCGTGAGCCGATGCGCGTCCTTGGTGGGCGGCATCCGCTCACCAACGAGCACCGACAGGTCGAGGTCGAGGCCGGCGCGACCATTGCCGAAGCGCTCGACATCGCGATTGCCAGCACCGGTCTCGATTGGCCACCGGAACGTTTCGTGGCTTCCGTGAACGACGTTCGGGTTCCGCGCGAGTATTGGCACCGGGTCCGCCCCAAGCCCGGCACCATGGTCATCTTTCGACCGGTGGCTTCCGGGCAGGAATCGCTGCGCACACTGTTGTTCTTGGGCATTGCGGTCGCCGCGCTGTTCATCGCGCCGTTCATCGCCGGACCAGCCATACTCGGTTTGACGGGTGCCGCTTTGAGCGCCGGCACTGCGTTGATCGGCGGCGCGATCACCATCGGTGGCGCGCTCCTTCTGAACGCGCTGATGCCGCTCAGGCCACCACAGCAGGACACCGGTCAGCCCAAGACCCTACCGATGATCTCTGGTGCATCGAACGAGGCGCGACCATGGGGATCGATCCCGGTGGTGCTTGGCCGGCACCGCATTTCGCCGATGTACGCGGCGATGCCGTACTCGTTCTTTTCCGGCAACAAGCAGTATATGAACCTGATTTTCTGCGTGGGCTACGGACCACTGCACATCGAGCCGGCCAGTTTGCGTATCGGCGACACGCCAATCACTCAGTTCGAGGAGGTCCAAAAGGAGATCGACGAGGGTCGTGACCCTCTGACTGCCGTCGAAAATATCATCACGTTGTTCCCGCGCAACGTTAATGAACTCCCGCTTGGTCAAGTTTTGAAGAGTAGCTTTCAGTGGGTCAACCGGGTCACGGGCGACCTTACTCGCACGATCTCCATCGACGTGATCGCGGCGCAGGGCATCTGGATTTTCGACAAGAAGACCGGCAAGTACAAGGACCGGCCGGTGACCGTCAACGTCCAGTACCGAAAATATGTCAAGGGCCAAGCGGCCAACGCAGGCTGGATTGCCCGACCCAATATCGTCTTCCACGTAAATCGTGACACGTACCGCAAAGGCGATCAGTGGAACGTGCTCCCGGCCGGCTTCTGGGAAGTGCGCTTGCGCAAGGTGACCGCTGATTATCCCGTAGGCGGCAAGGATCAGGTTGCCGACACCATCATCTGGCAGACACTGCGTGGGTTCCAGACCGGCGTTCCGATCTACTTCCCGCAGCGGTTAGCACTGATTGGTTTGCGTGTACGTGCCACCGACCAGTTCAATGGCGTCATCAACAGCTTCAATTGCATCGCGCAGAGTTACGTCAGCCACTGGAACGGCTCGACATGGGTACCGGGCACTCTGTCATCCAACCCCGGCGACCTGTTCCTGCAAGTTTTGACCGGCCCGGCGAACGCGAGACCGCGCACGGCAGCGCAGATCGATTACGACAGCATTCAGCGCTGGGCCAAGGATTGTACCGACCGTGGCTTCACTTACAACGCCGTGATCTCCGATCAGCGGACGGTGCGTGAGGTGCTCTCTGACATCGCCGCTGCCGGTCGTGCCACCGTCGCACTGAGAAACGGCAAGTGGGGCGTCAGCTTCGCACGCAATAGCGATGATGTTTCGTGGCACTTCACGCCACGCAACAGTTCGGGTTTGAAGTCGACGCGGACCTACCGCGAGATGCCCCATGCCTTGCGCGTCCGCTACATCGATGGCTCGGTGAAAGGCGATTGGAAGCAGAGCGAGAACATCGTTTACAACGACACGCCTGATGGCAGTGGTCCCAATGGTCAGTACACTGCGGCTACCGCCCATCTGTACGAGACGGTCGAGTTCCCCGGCATCACCGATAAGTCGCTAGTCCACAAGTCGGCACGCTTCCAGCTGGCGCAAGCCTTGCTCAGGCCCGAGACCCATACACTTACTGCCGATATCGAGTCGCTGCGACTGGAGCGTGGCGACAAAGTTATCCTGTCAACTGACACTCTGCTCATCGGTACTGGTTATGGTCGCGTCATCTCGGTCGATCCGATTACTCAGACTGTCGTGGTCGACAGCCGCGTCATCATGGAGCCGGGCAAGACCTATCAGGTCAAGTTCACGATAGTCGTCGCTGGCCTCCCTCAATTCTTGACGCGCACGGTGCTCAACAGTTCGAGTGAGACCGACGTACTTCACCTTGCTCCCTACGACGTGCCGCCCACCATGCCGGCCCCGGGAAACTTGTTCTCGTTCGGCACGACCTTACTGGTCACCAACGATTATAGAGTGCTCGACGTTCGTCCCGGTGCCGATCTCAGTGCGCAATTCATGCTGGTCGACGACGCGCCCAATATCGAGTACGAGGGCGACATCCCGGACTACGACCCCGGCATGGACGGACAGCCTAACCCGTACACCCTGACCCCGCAGAGCATAACTTTCAACGAGAGCTTTTCGGGCTACGGGTATCAGGCCAAGTCGACCGTGCAACTGACCGTGCAAATCCCGCGCGTCGGCACCATCAGGGCATTCGAGTTCCAGTCTTTGGACGTCGACAACAATGGTGACTGGACACCCTTCGCAGTCGTTAACGCACCGCTCCTGACCGCGACCAAGGACAACATGGAGCCGGGCAACTACCAGTTCCGTGTGCGTGCACTGTTTCGGGAAGATTACTCGTCCGGTCCCAACGACTTCTCCGCTTGGGTGGATCAGATCACAGGCATGGACGGCTTGTTGGTCGACATCGTGCGCGTGCACAATTTCTTCGAACTGCCGCCCGACGTCGAGAACTTCCATCTTACCATTCTCGGCGACATCATGCGCTTCGAGTGGGACGCGGTCTCTGCCTTCAATTTGGCTTACTACCGGATCAGGTACAACGCGGTCACCGACACGAGTGCATTGTGGGGTAGTTCGGTCGAACTCACTACCACGACCGCGACCAGCTTCACCACACCGACCCGGTCGGGCACTTATCTGATCAAGGCGGTGACCTTCGCTCAAGCCGAATCGCAGAACGAGAACGACATCGTCGTCGTCACCACGGCTGGCCCGCACGCCAATATCTTGGACACGTTCTACGAGGCCCCTTTCAGCCCGAACTTCCCCGGCACGCATCACTTCACGCAGGTGCAGGGTGGCTTGCTGCTGACGTTGACCGTCGGCACGTCGATCATAACCGCCATCACCAGTCTCGGTCTGAACGCCAATATGAGACTTCTGCTGGAGTCCGGCACGCTCGCGTCATGGCCGGGCAGCGGTCAGAAGTGGCTCGACGAGTCGGGCAATGGCTACGACTTCTTCCTTGGTCCCGACGGCACGGTTGCGGCGGCCGGCGATCCAGCCTTTGTCGGCGCACCGGGTGATGCGACGCGCAACGCTTACTGGAACTTCGACGGTAACGACTATTTCACATACGACGCTGTCAACGAAGCGTGGATGGACAACCTCCACATGGCCGGGGCCAAATGGTCAGCGGTGTTCTCGGTCTACATACCGACGCTCGGCGTTGACTATCATCTGGCCGGCACTGCTGGTCACGACAGTACCAAGGTCGGCTTCAATCTTTTCATCACTGGCAACCATCTGGAGTTGGACGTTTCCAATGGTGGAGTGGGGTCTCTTGCGGCCTCCGGTTCTTTGGTGATCAACACGGTCGGTTGGCACGTTGTCGGTGTCAGTGTCGATGAGGCGGCAGGCATCGGGACGTTCATGATCGACAACGTGACCGAAGACTTCGTTGGGTACTACGACACCCCGTCGACTGCGGCCTCCGCGTACAAGATGCAGATCGGTTCGGCAGGTAACGCGGCCTTCAAGGTGCCCAATGGCACACGCTTACGCGCGTTCGGGATTTGGGAAGGCGTGATACTGACCCCGGAGCAAATGCTCGCGCTGGCAAACATGGCGAAAGCCAGCCAGAACTACACC